TTATAGTTATAATGAAATTCAAAATAAATTTGAATTAAAGAAAATTACATTTGCTTGGGAAAAAGCTAAGCACAAATTAATTAAAATAAAATTTAACAAAAGAACTGTTGAATGTACTCCTAATCATAAATTTTTGACAGAATTTGGTTGGCAAGAGGCTAAAGATATTAAATTTGGTACATTAGTAAAATGCTATAAAAAATCTAAAAAAACTTTAAATGTTGAAGATTTGCAGAGCACAGCTCATTCTTGGGAAATTTTTGAAAGTTATACTCAAGTAAAAAAACTTAAAAAAGTATATGATATTGAAGTTGAAGATAACCATAATTTTATACTAGCTCCAAATGCTAAAAGTAATGATGTTGGAGGACCAGTAGTTCATAATTGTCAGAAAACACCAGGATTAGCAATAGGTAATGCTTTAAAAATACTTACTACAGCAAAATATGGTAAAAAATCAAAAGGCGTCCAAGTATTTTTTGGGACTCCACGTAAAAAGGGTTCTGATTTTCATAGAATGTGGCAAAGTTCTTCACAACAATATTATTATTTAGGATGTGAAAAGTGCGAAAAACATTTCCCATTATATACACCTGAATCAGAGTCTTGGAAGGACGTATGGATTCATACAATGATTGTTAAATGCACTCATTGTGGCTTTGAACAAAATAAATTAGACGCAACTGAAAGAGGTAAATGGATTGGAGCTAAAAATTCAAATGATCCGGATTGTGCAATGATTGGATTTCATTTGAATCAATTATATATGCCTATGTTTACTAGAGAAGATATTGATAAAGAAGCTCCAGGCAAACATCCTGTAAATACTGAAAAAACTTATCAAAATGAAGTTATGGGAGAGTTTTATCAAGGAGATTCAAGTCCTATGACTCAAGAGGAAATTCAAGAGTATTGCGCAGATTTTACTAGAAAATTTAGTGCAAAATTAACTCCAAGTCCTGATGAAATCGTTGTCATGGGGATAGACTATGGAGCAAGAGCTGATCTTGAGCAAATGGCAGATAGTGATAAGATAAAAAGACAAGGTCAATCATTTAGCACTGCCGTTATTTTACAATCAAAAGGACCTGGACTTTTGTCTATAGAGTATGCTGTAAAATTTAAAAGAAATGATATTGAAAGCAAAAAAGGCTTAATTGATCAGCTATATAGGCAGTATGGTGTTAATTTAATGGTGGGAGATATTGGATTTTCTCAAGATTTTTCAGAATTAATGCAAACGTCATATGGAGATAAATATTTAGTATCTAGAGCATTAGGCAAAGTAAATAATAATATTAAATATAAAGCAGATTCTTTTCCAAAAGAAATTGATTTTGCAAGAAGTTTTTATATTGGAGAATTATTTGATCAAATGAAAAAAGGAATGATTAGATTTCCGTATGGTGATTATGAAAAAATTGGATGGCTTGTAGACCATTGTGCAAGTATGGAAATAAAACCAATTTTATCAAAAACTGGAGATCCTACGATTAATTATGTAAAAGGCGGCTCTCCAAATGACGGGTTTATGGCATTATTAAATGCTTATCTTGCATATAAGTTTATTATAACTAATGGTTTTGCAGATAATAACCCATATTTACAAAAAAATATTAAGCCTAAACAATTAATTTTAGGTGCATATATGCCAAATATTAATAAAAAATAATAAATAACTAAGCTATTTGCTCTCTATTAATATCTTGTAATTACAGGGTATATATAATAGGCAACAGCTTACAAATTAGCTATATTAACAGCTAATTTTTGATAAGGGTAATATGAGTAACAAATGGAATGGTACATCTAAATCTGAACAATACTTTTCAGCTAAATCTACAGGATTTGATTTATCTTTATTAAAAAATGTATCAGATCATAGAAGAGATTCTTTGGAAAGCGCCATTGAATCTAATATGATTAAAAATGGTCAGATGACTAAAGTAAATCAACCAAATGTATTGGGATTTACAAAATCCGCTTCTTTTGCCTATAAAGGCACAGGAGATACTGTAAGACAAGTTCCTGGAATATATTCTCCTTTATGGTTAGATAGCAACGTTTCTTTGCCAAGGGATCGTGCGACTATTAATGCTTGGTGTAGAAGTTTTTACGCTTTAAATCCTTATGTACAAAATGCTATTAATTTACACTCTACTTATCCAATAAGTAAATTAAATATCAAATGTGCAAATAAAGAAATTGAAAATTTTTTCAATGAAATGATTGAAGAGATAGATTTAATGAATATTTGCATTCAAATAGCTCAAGAGTTTTGGCTTTTAGGAGAAGCTTTTGTGTATGCAGAAATGGATGAAAGTGTTGGCAAATGGGGAAGATTATTAATTCAAAACCCTGACCATATGATTATTCAGCCTACAATATCTATTAATGACCCAATTATAATGATGAAGCCAGATGAACATTTAAAGAAAATAGTGTCTTCAAATAAAGCATCTGATATTGAGCAAAGAAAACAACTTCCACCACATATTATAGATGCTGTTAGAAAAGGTCAAAATATACAATTATCTAACTTAAATGTACATCATTTGGCTAGAAAAATAAGCCCATATGATCAAAGAGGAACTGGCTTGCCAGTGTGTGTATTTAGACAATTAATGCTTATAGACCAATTAAGAGAATCAAAATTTGTGCAAGCAAATGATATGATTAACCCAACTACAGTTGTAAAAATTGGAACTGCTGGTGAGTATAAAACTAATTATGCAGATTTGGAGCATTGGAGAGACGTCTTTGCTCAGGGGCAGGGCGACAAGAATTTTAAAATTTTTACACACGAGGGCGTTGATATTCAAAGAATTGGATGGGGCAGCGGCATCTATGACATATCAGGTGATATCACTCAGTTAATCAAAGAATTACATGTAGGCTTGCAAATCCCTTCTGTTATTACTGAAGGCGGAGGCGATATAACATATGCTAACGGAGCAGTATCTTTAGATGTTTTACGTCAAAGATATACAGCCTTTAGAAATATGATGGCTATTTGGTTAAAAAGAAAAATTTTTGCACCAATCTCTAAAATTAATGATTTTTATGAATATGATGGAGGTACTAAAAAACTTATTGTTCCAGAAATTGATTGGAATCACATGAATCTTTTTGATGCTGGAGATTATATTCAAACATTATCACAGCTTTCTGGAGGAAAGTCTGAAGATGGCAGTAAACGAGTTTCAGTTTCTACTTTATACCGCTCTATTGGATTAGAGTATGAAGATGAAGTTCGTAAAATACGCAAAGAAGCAATTCAACAAGCTATTTTTATGAAAGAAAAAGCTTCATTAGATCAAATGGATTTGAATGCATTAAGAAGCTTAAAAGATGAAGATGAAATTCCACAGCCAAAAGAAGATTTGCCAGGACAAAAAAATGAGCAGAATGCTCCTCCTGATATGAATTTACCAGGATTAGATATGGGAGCCCCTCCTCCACCATCGTCAGAACCTGCACCTCCTATAACATAAACTTAATATAAAATAGTGAATATTTAAATATATTCATGAATAATGTTGCGCATTATTGTTAAATCGTAACTAAGAGAGTAATATGGATAAAATTGCTAAAAAAAGAAGCATTCTAAATAAAATTAGAGAAAATGTAACAAATGTAAGCGCTATAACAGCTGAAAAATATTTTCAGCCAGAGTTATTACGTGTTATGGATTCATTAAGAAAATGCGATAATGATATTAGATCAATTGCTCTTGGGAAGCCTATAGAAAATGGCGACCCAGGAGAAGATCCAATTGCTTTAAAATTACTTTTAAAAGCTACTACTAGTAATATAGCTCGTCGTGAATATATGCTGGCAATTTCCGAATTAAGTAGATTTCATAAAAAATTATTTAATATTAATTCTAAATTAACTAAATTTAATTTAGATGCAAATAAAATTCATTATCAATTTTTATTTAAAGATTTAGGGCAAGAGCATTTAGAAAGATTAAAAGATTTGGACCAAAAAAGATGGAAAGTAGAAGCTTCAGAAAAAATTGTTTTTATTAGAGTAGCTGGAATTACAGATATTATACATAATGTTACCTCTAAAAGAGGCAGAGCTTTAGCGGCTTGGGAAAAAAGATATCCTAAAATAATTGGAAACTTAAGAGATAAGACTATAGATA